ACACCAGCCTTAGCCATAAGGCGGAAGAAGTTAATATCTTCTGATACAAACTCGTCACCTACACCTGTCTCATTGAAGTATGTTGTTGCTCCGTGCACCTTNCGCATCTGTGCNACTGCGTTGCGGTGCATAAGCACAAATCCAAATCCTGCTGTTCCAACTTTGATAAGGGCGTTGNCTGGGAGTGGGTGGACATAGGCAATTTTAAACTCATCCTCTTCAACCCAGTTAAATACTGCAGGGTATGGAGCCATAAGACTCCGCTCGTTTTCTTTTGATATGAAGTATGTACCTGTAACTACAGGTCTATCTATTGGGTCAGCAGATTCCCATACAAGTTTAAGTGCTGCGTCTGTTAGTTGTATGTCGCTATCTACCCACAACACCCAATCAAAGTCTGTCTTGTCATACCAATGCTCAAGAGCATTCTGTCGTTGCCTACCTATCTGGTTGCCTTGCACACGCATAGCACTGGCTATAGGGATAGGTCTAGTTATAAGTGTGTAAGCAATACCTTCAGTAAACTTACCATCTGTTGTACCGTTATCACACCATGCAAGCATGATGCCGTTAGTCTGTGANTTGTTCTTCGGTTTCGTCTGCTGGTTCGACTGCGGTATCGTTGNNTTCTTTTTGCTGGTCTTCGTCACGGAATGCTCTCCATCCACCTAGGTTTTTGATTAATGAATTGACGGCACGTTGTACTTTCATACGCGCACCATCGGGTGTGCTATCCATATCCTTGGCTAGAGTAGCCCAGTCAGGTTGCTCTACGCTGAAGCGTAGTTTTAATATCTCTTGCTTAGCATCAGATAACCTGTAGTAAGCAGAGGCTATGTCTGACCGTAGTGATAGCCAGTTGTTGCCATCTGAAATCTCCGTACCCTTTACGCTATTACCTAGGTCTTTAATCTTGGTAGGTATCTCATATGTTTCTGAGATGATAGAAGGTAGGAATGCTTCTACTACTGACACATCATAGTAATACAAATCTGATATATCATAACCAGTCTTCCGCGCTTTCTCGCGCTCGCAGAACTTGAGTGCTGCATTGCGTAGTGACTTGGCTATTAACTTGTCCATGTCTTTGCGCTCTAATGCTTCCCACTCTTTGTACTTGCGTGGGTGTGCAACAAACCACACCCATAACTCTTGCGCTATGTCGTCTTGTTCTATCATACTGTACTTACGATTGTACTCAGCCGCAAGAGCCTTGACCATATCATTATATTCAGAGATGTAATTAATCACGGGAGATTTATTTCCCCATTAATAATTGGTATAGCATACGGTGTTACTTTGTTTCTATTGTCTTGCACTAGTATGCCAATGCCCTGTTGCCAGTTAGCATTACCACTAGTCAAGTAACTAGCCTGTGACATGTCCATCATGTGTCCTACTTCAAGACCAAAGATTGTTTGTGTTTTACCATAGAACCCACGTGTTTCATGCTGTAGTCCTGTGCGGTGTGTGTGTCCACACACTACTGACTTGCCTAATGACTTACCTAAGTTCAATGCTGTGGCTCCAGGTGCACGGTTGAGTGCGCCTTCATCACCATGTGCCATTACCCAGCCAGGTAATAACTCATGCATCTTGTGTAAGTATGTGATACCTAAAGCAGAATACCCCAGTAGTTCTTCAATCTCTAATGACTTGAGACTGGTGAACGCTGGGGCATACTTACGCATGTAAGTATCTATGCGGTCTGTATGATTAGACCGCTGAATATAAAACGGTTTACTCTTACCAAGTGCACGTCTATAGTCTGCCATGATTTCATTTGTTAAATCAATGCTGTCTTGTAGCGTAGTTGCATACTCACCAGCCATGCCTTTGTTCCAACGGCTAGGTTCTGGTGCATCTAGTTCATCACCAACACACCATAGTTCATCAGGTTTATAATCTTTAATTAGTTCTAGTGTTGCATTAACAGCCTTGTCATCCTGATAAGGAATCTGTAGGTCGCTTAGTACGACTACACGTTTCACATTCAGTCTCCGATTCAATACCTGCCCACTGTCCGCGTTGGACTAGCAGTCCGATGATAGCGTAGTTAGCCATATCTATAAGTGTATCTTCAATTGATTCGTAGTTCGGCGTGTCGCCTGTGTCTACTAGGTTGTTGAGCCTAGCAAGTTTGTCGTACATGCGTACCCGTAATCCATTCATTGGACCACCAGGTGCACCTGATATATTCATAGGACCATAGTCCTCATGCTTTTTGTAAAGTGTCTGAAGTAGGCTATTTACAATGACTTCAGCGTCTTGTTTATTTTTCATTCAACACGTCAGACATGTGTTGGTCAAAGTCTTTCATTGCTTCACGGATAGCAAACTCTTCCCAGAGTTTGTCGGCTTGTCCATCCTTAGATGCTACTAGAATTGCAGCCATTGCTATAATCAAACGCTGTGCTTCTACTGCTTCACCATCTTCAATGGTCTGCCATACATCATGGAGTACTTGCAGTACATCCATCATGCGTGTCTCTGATATTGGTATACCAACTGTAAAGTTTAGATGTTCACAGTGTTCCCAGAAACTACTGTCCAACGGTAATGCATTCTCTGATTCGTTCGTCAACCCATTCACTCCCTTGTTTAGTCATCATACTATTTACATCTTCTCCTTCAGGCATGCTGATGATATTGACATTGCCTAACTCTCTAGAGATTTTCTTACCNAACTCTAACCCTGCTGCATCACCATCTGCTAATACAATNACGACATCAAAGTCGTCAAGTATTTTATTATAGTGTGGCTTCCAGTTGTTAGCACCTGGAATACCAATCGTTGGGTGAATTGTTTTGACTGACATCATGATGCAATCAAACTCACCTTCGGTTACACATATGTATTTGTCTGCAACAAAGCATGCTTGTGTATTAAAGATAGTAGTCTTGCTACCTACTAGTCCTAGATACTTAGGGTCTTCACCATACATGCCACGGAATCTAATATCTACCACACCTGACGGTGTGATGTATGGTATTGCTAGTCTACCTTTGTATGCTTCATGCCCTGGAACTGGGTCGTCTACTACTCCNAGATGAAATATGTTTGCCTCGTCTACCGAGAGACTGCGACTTGCCAGATACTCTGATGCTAACTCTATCTTTGCCGCGTATCTCTGGGTTGCCTGAAGCAAGAATTGTCGCTGCGAACTTGACAGCCTCACGATAACTACCACCTTCCTTGAACATGATGAGGGAAAACGTATCACCTTTAACACCACAACCATGGCATATGAATGCATTGTGGTCGTAGTTAACTGCTGCTGATGCGTGTGCATCTGGATGGAATGGACACTTCATCTTGCGCCAACCACTACCTACTACTGGTATAGTTGCACCTATGAAGTTAAGATATTCTTCTATGCTAGGCTTGGAATCCATATGGCTTCACCTATGCAATCTTCTTCATTGCAACAACGCATAAGACATGGGTTATCACAATTATCTGTACAATCTTTATATCTTTCGTGCTCGTATCTTACCCATGTTGAACTACATATTGCACATTGATAATCTTCATGTTCGTTCACCTAGTGCTCTCCTTAATAAATCTACATACACATGACCAGGCATAGTGCAATACCAATCGGCTGGGCTTCCCCGTCCCACCCGCTTGTGCCACACTACGCCTGTCCACGCGTTATCGTTAGCCATTTCGGTTAACAATTCTTCTATCCATCCAGCCAAGTTCATCTTGGCATGGTTCTTAATCTCAATGGTAACTCCAGGTATACCTGATATGTCACCCTTATCTAATGTTGCACCAGCCAATCGCCTATCAACATAAGGAAACCATTCTTTAAGATACTTAACTACATCTCGTTCGGCTCCTGAGCCTTTGGCTTTGGCTGCGCTACTCATTCTTGTGGTTCGTCTCTAACTTCTGTTAGTTCCCACTTGCCTGACTCTGCTTTCTTTGCACGTTCTTCTGCTATTGCTAGTGAAGAAGCACGAATAACTTTTACTTTGTATTGTGAATACGTAACTCTATACTTAGGCATTGCTCTCCTTAGACTGTTAGTACTGTTTGATTATAGTCTCTGTTCACATCTTCTAGATACATAGATGCTGGGTCAAACGATAGTGTTACGTATGTACTACCAGTAAAGTCTGCTTTGCCATAGCGATTCTTTACTGGTGCTACACACAGATATGCGTCTTGTCCCTGCATCATCTGCCCTACTGTCAGTACCATTGCTGGTATCTGGCTGACCATACCCTGTAATGCTGAGCGTGGTTGGCAAGGGTAACCTTGTGCGCCTTCTTTAGTATGATGGAGAACTAGTACGCATGCATTGGTATCTCTTGCAAGATACTTAAGTTCTTTCATTACTGCACGCATACCAGCAAACTCTTCGTGTCCATCAATGGCAATGTCCATAAGGTTATCTACAACTATAAGTGTAGGGCTTCTACCCCACATGGTTTCAAATGCTGACACCTCATCGGATAGATCAGCAAGTGAAGGGCTTGGTTCAAATGACCAGTACAAATTACTGAACTCTCGTAAGAGTTCTTCTGCTTGTGCTGGGTCTGTCTTTAACATGTACTCTGAATGCGCTTGTGTTATCTTTGCTTTCATTGCAAGCAAACGCATAGCCATAGTATGTGCATTGGTATCAGCAGAGAAGTATAGCGTTGGTTGTTTCAATCTTGCTGCGATATGCAATGCAATACTAGACTTACCTGCGCCAGGAGTACCCGCTATAACAGTAACCTCTGCTCTACGCAGAATGATTCCTTCACGTTGGAAAGCCTGAAAAGGTGGGGGCAATGGTTCGCCACCCACCTCTGGCTTGCCGATACTACGGCGTAGTGTTTTCATTTATGCCTTTGTTGAATCTGGTTGGAAACTATTCCATTCAGGTTGGTTAGCCTTGATGTATTGAGTAGTGCATTTGTTTGTTGCACCTTGTGGTGCTGGGCAGAAGTGTCCCTTGTATGGACCGAACTTACCTGTTAGTCCATGGATACGTGTCATTGGACCATGAGGACACATGCGCTGTCCTGATGTAGGCGCTGCGTGTGTGTCTGGTTGCACCATGACTGCATTAAACTGTGATGCAATTGCTGCAACTTGTGGGTCTGGTGGTGTTGCTGTGTTGACTGGTGCGCTACCACGCACTGCTGTCTCTACTTCTCCTACTGCTTCTACTATCTGAAAGATACCAGCAGTAAGTGCGGTGAAGTCATCAGGTGTTTCAGCACGCAATGTAATCTGCGTACCGCCTGCTGTCTTTAGATTGATACTGATAGGTGCTTCGGTGCTGCTCATCCATTCTCCTTTATTGGTGTGACGAGTGACTTCTTTGTATCTCGGAAGGCACGAACTTTCATTGCTAACTCTATACCCTTCCATCCTTGTTTGATATCAACAAAGTGAAGTTCACATTTGCCTCCGCCTGCTGGCAGGTGCACAATGATTCCTTTCTCTTGGTTCACATCTCCCCACGACGAACGGGTTGCCGTAGCAGGGTCGTACGGCAAGCCGTGCGCATACACTGCTAACTGCATAGCAATCTTATTTGGGTAGGAAATACTACCAGTCTTTAAGTCAGAGATAAACAACTCACCTTTGTATCTAACGATACGGTCAGGTGTGCCTGCTATTTTGTACTTGTCTAGTACACAGAACTGTTCAATGAATACATTCTCAAAATTCTTAGTTGCATCTGCGTATGCTTGTATGTCTGCTACATAATCCTCAGGTATGACACCAAGGTCTTCACCTCTGTCATACTTTTCTGTCAGTGTATGTAATGCAGTACCAATGGTTGCTTGTGCTGTTGCACCTGCTGCTTCCATTGCATCTTCAACTAACTTGTCCATCTCTAACTTGTTATCTCTATGTGCTGATGCTGCTAACAATAAGTCAGGACGCAATGTCAATCCTGCTGCAGCCATGCGTAACTTCCATGCTACTAGTCCAGTGCCATCATCTAATGAACCTGCAACTGTAGTAGTACGTGTGTATGGTACAGCCTTACCACCCTTGGGTGGTACTACCATAGGTCTACCGTATCTATCTCTAGGTATCTCTAGTTCTGCCATGTTTCTCCTTTGATTAGATACCAGTGGGGGTAGGACAAGGAGAGAGCCAAAACCTACCGCCCATCTGGTTGTCCCATCATAGCATAGTTGACGGACTATGCGTTGATGTCATTGCCGCAGTGCGGACAAAGTTTTGCTTTCTGTTTGTATGGTTCATCTGCTATAACTTCTTGATACTTGATGCTGTAGTAAATCTTACAGCCTCCACGTATGCGTGTGCTACGTAGTATAGCACCAGCCTTATGTAGTACTGACAACACGCCACTTGCAGTGCCGTGATGCACACCTGCTTGTTCACTAAGTTCTTTCCATGTAAGACCAGCAGGATTATCTTTTAATAATGCTAACGCTTTCTGTTGGTTATTATATTCCTTACCAGTGCGTAGGTTATACAAGGCACGGTCTTTGCTAGTCTCAGTACCTGACCAGCCAGCCGTGCCATTGTATGGTACGAATGCTTGACTCATTCTTCCTCAACATCTGTAACATCAATACCATCTATCTGCAAATCAGCAGATGAACCTATGTTAACTTCGATATCGTTTTGGATGCAGTCAATTGCGTCATCTTCATCTTCTGCAATGTATCCAGAAACAGTAGCCTCAATAGTAACTCTTGCTGTCCACTTAGTTCTGATTCTTTCAGCACCAATGCTGATGAGTAACTCATTGATAGAGTCACGGTGAACTGTTGTTTCTCCATCGGAGTAATCAAGTTCATTGAAGTAGTCACGGACTTTAAGACGCAGTTGTTCAATTGATTCTATCCCATCTGTAAATGCTTTAGCCTTACGGATAAAGCCTTGGACTTCTGCTTCGGTGTATGTTATCTCTTCACCTGTTGTGCTATGTATCATGATTGTATTCATTATAACCTCTCTCGTTGTTAGGGTGAGCAGTTTATACACATGCTCAGGTGTTGACAAGTTACGCTAGGTTAATCCCGTGCTTATCCTTGTCTATCCACGTGTATGGATTAGTATCCATGTATGTGGAAATCTATACTGTCAAGATAGACAGTGCTTTGTTCTTGATGCGGTCATTGTTACCACTGATGGTAGATAATACACGCTTGTCTTCTCCACCGCTAGCATAATAGTCAGCATACTCAATGACTGCTTGCCATACACCAAAGGCTGTGCCTTTAATGTTCTCTTGTGTAGGTGACTGGCTGTATATATCCCATGCCTTAGCACGGGCTGTGGTTGCTATGGTTTGCTGACGCTGTTGTCCTTGGCTAAGCAAGTGTACTGGTGCANCTTCAACTTCAGATGGTAACGCCCATACNTTCTTGAAGATAGCCATTGCTTGCTGCTTATCTACACTGCGTGCAAGTAACTGCTTGGCTGTCAACTCATAGTCTTCGATAGCCTTGTATGTAATTGTAGTTATGTTACGGATATCAGACACTGACAACTCAGCGTTGGTAGTGTGCTTCATCTTGTATTGCAAGGGCTTAGCACCTTTGCTAATTATTAGTTTGCCTATCTGATTAGCACAGAACAAACGCTCAATGATAGGGCGAATGAGTACTGAACATGAACCATCATGTGATGTCTTGGCTAACAAGAACGCAGCATGTGGGTCACCTGCTACGGTTACCTCATTAGGTAGTTCCATAAGCATCCATACATTAGCACCACCATTGTACTCACCTGCTGCACTGTATCGTGCTTCACCTGATTCAATGAGTGTGTCTAGTGCACTGAACACTTCAATGTTTTGCACTATCTTGTACTTACTACCGACTACACCAATGGCTGATAGCCCTGTGTCTTCATGCTTAAGTACTGCTTGTTTCTTAGGTACTTGTATCATTCCATCTTTATGTGCCCATAAATCTGTGAGTGATACTGTCCAGTCTAAGCCTGCTTGTCGTGCTGCTTCGACTGCTGAGGTAGCATCTACTGCTGTACCGCCACGCTTCCAAGCGTTGCGTCTGTTATCTACTAGTGCTGTTGTCATTACTCTCCTTTACCAACTTGCTTGATACTCGAAGGTTGCATCATCAACCGATTGATTAATGATGGTTGTTAGTTTTTCTACTGTTTCTTCTACATTTTTCCAATACCATTCGTCTATTTCAGTACCACCAAAGAAAAATCCTGATGATGGTGGTAGCATTTCTTTTGCATAATCTTCTGTGTGTACATTGGATACATTAATGCATACCTCACGTAAATTGTATAGGTCTTGTTTAGTTAGACTAATAGGTGTGCAATCATCTATTGCATTAGTTGTATTTATAATCCAGCCATGAATAGCATTAGCCTTACGCCAGTATGCTACTTCATGTGTTTGTTTTTCGTACAGATACATGTCTAGTCCCATGTTACTCTTCCTCTCCGAAGATTTTTGCTGTTACTTTAGGGTGTAGTTCTTTACGCAAACCTGCTAACGCACTTGGCTTCCACTCTGCATTGTATACACGGCGCAATAGTTTTGCTAGTGGATACTCAAAGTCTGCATGTTGTAGTAGCCATGCCATTGCTTCAGCCTTATCATTTTGTTCATATCGAATAGCAGACAAGATACTTGCTGGTGCTGAACGATACTGCTTGGGTGCTGTTAGTGTGAGGTTAGTCCACACTTGAGCATGATGACTTAGGTTATCTGATTCAACTAAACCTAGTGCATAGTCACGTACTTGTACGTCACTTAGTGACCATAGTATTAATGCTGTTGCGTGTATATCATCTGCTAGTTCAGGGTATGTTTGTATATACTTCTGTGTTAGCAGTGCTGCTTCTTGTTGTGCTTGACTACCCACAGGGAAACCTTGTTTTGTAACAGCCAGTGGGTATCGCTTGATTGCTTTTGTTAGTGCTGCTTTGTTCATTGCTCTCTCTTTCTGCTAGTAGTAGCCGTGCTTCCGATGGAATGCCCATGCTACTGATGGCTTGCCATACCTTGCGTGTATGTACGACAGCCCCCGCGCAACTTGTTGCGGGGCTGGAGTATTAGTCTTCATACCTAGGAGTTGTGGTATACCGCCAGCATACTTACCACTGTACATTTCTTTGGTATGATTGAATGCCTTAGCATTCCAGTGTGACTCAACTGTCCATAGTTTATTTAGTGCTTGCCACTCGCTACGATTCCATGTTGGATAATCAATAGCGATTAGTCCGCGTGTATATATCTTAGCCATGTGTGTAGTCCACACTAAAGGTGGAAAGTCTACACACTTAGGGTCGTGCTTTATATGTTGAACATATGCTTTAAGTGGTATGCCTATCATAGTTGCTGTTGTTAGTAGCACTGTCGTGCATACTGCAGCAAACCTTTTGATTCCATACTGCATGTTAACTCCCTATTATAGTTCGTTCATCTCATCATGCATTCTATCTGGGTCATCTAATACTATACAGTCATTGTCATGTTCTTCGCCACACTCATTACATACTAATCGTTGACCCTCAGTTATCCACCTTGGTTCGGTCATGCTCCACCACCGAGTGAGTCGGATGGTTCTTGCGGTTTGTTGCTTTCATCTGCTGAAGTTCCTGGTATCTCTTCGATTGATACCTTCTTACTATACGACTTAACATTGTCTGCGAACTCTTGTCCATATTCATTTGCCAATCTAATCAGTGCTGCTTTTTCTATGTCTCTATTGTCTACGCTTGGTATTGTCTCAACAGTAGTCACCATTACGAAGTGGTCTGCTAAGAATAGTACGTCATAGTTTTTGGTTAACTTGTTCATTGCTTCTCCCATGTTCCATTGGGTTCATCTATTGAGTCCCAATTTATAGTAGCATCTTGTTGTTCTGGTGTCATGTTATTCCAGTCAGCGTTACAGTTACACATTAGAATGGTCGCGGACTGTGGTAAGTATAGCAGTATTCATTTTTGCTACGCATACGCCTGCGTAGATTTCTATTCTCGTGCAGTAAAGCACGGTTAGCATAGGCTGTGACTAGCACTAGCACTATACATAAACCTAAGGCTAGTGTGATTGCTATTGTATCTAGTGTTGATATATACATTGTTGCTCCTGTCTGTAATTAAAGGGTTGTTGGAACTTGTGCTTCGCACGCGATTACGTTTGGCTCCCCCGCAAAAAAAAGGTGAGGTGAGTGACTATTGCTAGCCACCCACCTCGGTATCTTTAGTTAGTTACAACCTCAAAGACTTCCAGTTGTACCTGAGGAGCACGCTTCTCGCTCTCCGCTATCTGACGAGTATCGAACTTAGTCTTAAGCCGACCCTTTAGCGTGATGAGTACAGTTTCCTCGGCACCCTGACGAGCATTGTCTAGAGAGTTAAGGTCTTTAACCACGTCACCGTCAAAGCCTACGATATTAATACCAGCAACATACACGACACGGTCTGCGTCATTGTTACCAAAACGGCTGATATCACGTTGGTTAAGCCAACCTGTTACCATAGTACCGCGTGTTCCTGTGTAGTTACGGATGTTCTTAATTGTACCACTGATTACTACGCTATTTTCTACGTTCATTTCTATCTCCTTTGATTAGTTTATATTTTGTGGAAGGTTGCCCTGCCGTAAGGACAGGGCAACCTGTAACTTATTACTTATCTTACATTGCTTTCTAGTGGACGGTCACACGATTGGCAGTCATTGAATTGCTTAGGTGTGAGTATGTGACACCAGTTACACTCGGTCTCACGTTTGGCTTGGACTTCATCATCTAGTTCCCATAGCGTATCTAACTCTCCGCCGTCAGTGATGAGGTGAATAGGTGGTAGGAACTCGCCGTCTCGTTCCGTCCAGTCGTGACCTGAAGGCATAGGTCGGTTAATCAGCCATTGTCTTGGATAGATTTCGTTCCGCTCGTCCACGATTTCGTGGGCGATTGAAGCGTCACGGTATTCTTGGCTAAGTTCCGCTTCTTGGTCAAGCGTCTGAGCGTACTCTATCATAGCCAACTGGATTTCGTATGCGTTAGTGTCGTCTGTCCATACTTGGTTTGGGTTTAGCATTTGCTCTCTCCTTTATCTTTAGTGAACCGCCTAGACGCTCTGCCTAGGCGGTGAACTTACTTTAGTTACTTAGAAGCATAGGTCGCAGGTGCAGTGTGTTCTGCAACCACGTCTACCCATGCCTGGGGAGAAGTGTTGGACATGTGCACCCCAAGGGGTAGCGCAGTCTGGGCAGTCATCTACTACGGTGACTGTGTGGAACTTGCCACCGCATGCTTGGCAAGGTTCTGTTAGCGTTAGTTCCATTTTTTACTCCTTTGTTTGAGAGAATCAACCAATAAAACATAATCAATCTACACCCGCGAGTCATCAACACGCCAGGCTTGGCGTGGTGCCACGTAATCGGATAGATATAGGCTTTGTCGAATAGACAGAGCCTTATCCGATTTGACAAGGGTGTACGATTGATATGCGGGCGTCACATTGAGGCTATGCCCCAGCCCTGTAGAGCGTATTTCTGCTCTACGTTTAGGGCAAGGCATAGGGTGAGCACACGTAGGTGGCAGTGATTTTCTGCCAGCCATTAGCACTGATAGCGATTGACCTGCAAGGTCATCAGGTTGTTAGGGCAGATGCCCTAACTGTTTTGTCTGATAGGGATAGTAGATAATTCTACTGTGCCCCAGACAGTTTCTAGTCGTGCTACTAGGCAGGTGTAGACAGTACACAGTCATCTCTCGCAGACTATAGTGCTGTCTCACGACAGTTATTAACTACCTGTTGGGTCTTTAGACCCCAGGTATGTTAATATGCTTGGTCTGTACAGTTTGTATCTCTACCCAAAATTCTTTGGGGGTATAGTTACACTGTTATATAACTGTTTCTATTAAGTAATAAAATAGTTTGCTATAAAGTGTTCGTTCTACCTGTTTGAACGGATTAATATAGATGTAGAGTTTTATTAGTTCAGAAGCCTTTTAGAGTCTTCTTCACTCTGTACAGTAGACAGTACAAACTATCTGTTATGCGGGAGTAGTCTATCTATCGTTAGGGACATATGAGTAAAGCGGGTGGGTTCCAAAAAGGTGGGGAACACTTCGCCGCCAAGGGTGTAGCCACTGCTAAGGCTAAAGTTATTGAGATGGTAAGGGCGGGTAATACCCTCCAAGCCTCCATGGTAGCGGTAGGTAAGAAACCTGACACCGCTCGCATCTGGATGATGAGAGACCCCCACTTCGCCAGTGACCTTGAGGTTGCTAAAGAAGATGGGCAAAAAAAGTCCTTTGACGCCATGGGACTTAAGAAGGAGTCAATCCCCTTCGCTGACTTTAGTAAGATGTTTTTTGACCAGACGGTCTTCCCTCATCAGCAAGACTGGGTAGACTTACTGGAAGGGCGAGAACCTTCATGGCTCCACCCTTCAATGAAGTATGAGCCTGGAGAGTCTAATCGTCTCTTGGTAAACGTGCCTCCTGAGCACGCTAAGTCTACGGTTATCACCATCAACTACTCAACTTACCGCATCGCTCTAGACCCCAATATCAGAATCATTGTGGTATCTAAGACTTTAGTAAAAGCACGCGAGTTTGTTTACGCAATCAAGCAACGACTGTCACATCCACGCTGGCTAAAATTACAGACCGCATATGGTCCCGAAGGCGGCTGGAAACAAGACGCGGATACTTGGCGTACAGATACAGTATACCTCGGTGGCGATGCGCGTAACTCTTCTGAGAAAGACCCAACCATTCAAGCACTGGGTATGGGCGGTCAGATTTACGGCGCACGCGCCGATCTGATTATTCTTGATGACGTTATTACAACTGCTAATGCCCATGAATGGGAAAAGCAGATGGACTGGTTACAAAAAGAAGTTATTACCCGTCTGGGTAAAAACGGTAAACTGCTAGTAGTTGGGACACGAATTGCTGCTAACGACCTTTATAAAGAACTTCGTAATCCTAAGCATTGGTCTGGGGGTAGGACTCCCTTTACTTATATGGGGATGCCTGCTGTCTTGGATTATGCTGAGAAACCTGAAGACTGGGTTACACTCTGGAAAGAGTCAGACGTCCCGTGGGATGGGGATGATGACACTCCTCAGGAGAACGGCTACTTCCCCAAGTGGGATGGTAAGACCCTCTTCCGTAGACGAAGTGAAGTTACCCCATCAACATGGGCGCTTGTCTACCAACAAGAAGATATACAAGAAGACTCAATCTTCCCACCCGTACTTGTACAAGGAAGCACCAACGGGGCACGTAAACGAGGTCCACTACGGGCTGGAGTCGTGGGACACCCACAGCAAGTAGAGACACACACTGTAATCGGATTTGACCCTGCTATGGCAGGGAATGCAGCATTTGTTGTTGTTGCCTATAACAGAGCGGATGGACGTATCTATGTCCTTGACTGTATCAACATGTCTGAACCTACCCCTCAAAAGATTAGGTTACAAATTGAAGAACTGGTTCAAAAGTATAAACCTCAAGAACTACGCGTGGAAATTAACGCGCACCAAAAAGCGTACTCTCTTGACGACGAGTTGCGAAACTGGCTCGCTGGTTACGGCGTACGGCTTGACGCTCACTTTACTGGCAAGAACAAATGGGACACAACATTCGGTGTGGCATCAATGTCCACGNTGTTTGGAACNNTACGCGATGGAGAGTTCCAGAAAAACAATATCCTAGANATACCTTCCTCTGAAGGCTCTGAAGGAATTAAAGCATTAACTCAGCAACTATTAACTTGGAAGCCTGAGACTAAAGGTAAGACAGATACAGTTATGGCTTTATGGTTTGC